GTCGTGACTTTAATTTAACGAAGCTTTAGCTTCGTTAAATTAAATGTCAAACGACTAATAACCCGTCATACCTTATTTTTAAGGAAGCTCTCCGAGCTTCCTTAAAAATAAGTATAGACGGTATATTTTTTCTCAGATCCGCAAATACAAGCTCTCAGGGACCGCCACATCCCTCACCAGCTTTCCCTGCAGTCCCTCCAGCTTCGCCAAGGTCTCCACATCCTTTGTGTGCGTCGCCATCGCCGTCAGCTCCTCCAGCAAGTTCGCCACTTTTAGAACAACACGCATGAAATTCCCATCGTAAAGAACATAGTCGTCGCAAATGGTAGAGACCCCCTCTCCACCGAGCCAGCGCCAAACCGGCTCAATCCAGTAGCTGTTCAGAGACCAGTATCCATAGGGTGAGACAACGCCATGCTTCTTCTCTGCTCCCATAAACACATCGACAAAGGAGTCCAGCTCATAGAGAGCACTGCAGACAGTAGAGGGAATCTTCAAAGACTTGAGCTGCGGTCCCTCCTCCTTTCCCTCTGTCAGAAAGGCACACAAGAAGGCCACAATCTCCTCTCCAGAAAGGGTGGCTAAGAGCCCCTTCGTGTATCCCATGCTCATCAGAAGAGGATTGCCCTCATTGAGCTCAGTTGCTAGAACACCGAGTTCTGTGAGGGCCTCACCCTCCAGAAATCCTGTATCCTGAAGAACGGAGAGAAGAGGCGTGACCGTTCCCTGGAAGTTCTCTAGAGACGCCACCTCGGTGTTAGAGGCGGCCAGATCCTCAAGCAGCTTCTTTCCCTCCTTATATTTGACCCACTGGAGAGCAAAGGCCGGTCCCTGGTGCATATTCTTCCACTGCTCCATGGCCTGCTGCGCTTTCTTCTTTGCCGCATTGACCGAATTCTTCAGAGCCTCCTCGAGTCGCTCTCGCTCCTCCATGTCCTTCAGATCACCGAGGGCTGCAGTCTTTTCGACCAGATCGGCCCGAACCTTCTTAGCCTGTCCTAAAATCCTGGTGTGCTGCTGATACCAGTAACTCTGCGTCATGAGCCCGAGCCATGTGGTGTTTCCAGAATGGATCGTCTTCAAGATAAACTCATAGTGAAAGTTCATCCGCGACAGAAAGGTTGACTTGGAGCCCGTCATCATTCTCTGAACATCACCGACATAAAGAGGCTCGCGCTCAGGCAAATACAGAACAAGTCCCTCAGTATCCTTTCCACGCCGCCCCGCGCGCCCTGCCATCTGGATATACTCATCCGTGTGAAGAATACGGAGTCCTCGCACATCATCATCGTATTTCTCGTAACCGGTGAAGACAACCGTCTTGGTCGGCATATTGATGCCAACCGCGAATGTCTCCGTGGCGAAGAGAACCTTCACCAGCCCCTTTGCAAAGAGGATCTCAATGATCTCCTTTAGAAGAGGAAGAAGGCCACTATGATGGAAAGCAATACCACGCTGGAGCAGTTCCGTGACTGTGAAATACTGCTTTGTCGCATTGTAAAGCGCTGGAAAGCGGTGGAGATGGAACTCAATGATTTTCTTAACAGCCGCCGCATCAGAACTGCTCAGAAGAGAGCCCTGAACCTTGGCCGCGAACACTTCGCACGCCTTTCTGGAGAAGACGAAGAAGAGGGCTGGAAGGAGCTCTTTTTCCTGGAGAGTCGTTATGCACTCATTGAGTTGGTGAATGTAGGAGGCTGGCTTCTTGGATCCGTGCACAGCAGGATCCTCATAGCCACCCTGCCGCCGTGCCGCCACCTGCCCTCTGTGCGCCTTGTGATTATCCTCTAGCTGCTTCTTGTCATTCACCCAGCCATTATAGATAAGGGGGCTGAATCGCTCCTGGTGATCCATAATAGGATAGATGGTGGAGCCGCGAAGAACCGCGTGGGTCAGAGGAACAATGCGGTATTGCGTGGAAATGAGATGGATCGGCTTCTTCTTGAGATCGCCGAGCCAGGAGGCGAAGAGCTCAGGGCCATCAATGGTTGCACTCAGAAGAACAAGATTCACGGAAGGCGGTAGAAGAATGAGTGTCTCCTCCCACACACGGCCGCGCTCTTTATTGTTAATGTAGTGGACCTCATCAAAGACAACTGCGTCGAGGGCGTCCAAGGAGAGGGAGGCAGAGAGACCGAGGTTCCGCGTGCTCGAATCGTATTTGAAGAGGAGATTGCGGAGAATCTCGGTCGTCATCACAACAATGGGCGCATCTGGCTGGAACTTGATATCTCCCGTCATGATACCGACCTTTCCAGGCCACATCTCTTTCAAATCATGAAACTTCTGATTGGAAAGGGACTTAATAGGAGTTGTGTAGAAGACGCGCTTGCCCTTAGAGAGGCTGTGCGCGATCTGATATTCACCGACGAGAGTCTTTCCTGAACCTGTCTTTGCGGTTACAAGAACATTCTCATGGTTGTAGATGGCCTTGACGGCGTATTGCTGAAAAGGATCAAGAGGAAAGGTGTAGGATGTTTGAGGAACGTCCGTGCACGGCGTCTTGACATCGACGATTTTCAGATAGGGAGAGGACATTGTTAGCTAAATTTAATGGGGGCTCAGGGTCAAATTTACCGACGGCGTCTTGTCTGTTTGCGCGCTTTTCTTTTTGTCTTTTGTGTCTTTCTTCTATGACCACCTTCAAACTTTTCCCATTCATTCTGTTTAGGTGCAGGTGCAGGTGCCGCAGCTGCTGGTAGTGTAAAAAACGAGAGAAGGTTATTAGGTGCTGGTGCCGCAGGTGCTGGTGCCGCAGGTGCTGGTGCCGCAGGTGCTGGTGCCGCAGGTGCTGGTGCCGCAGGTGCTGGTGCCGCAGGTGCTTCCGCGAATGGATCTAACGCAGCAAATGGATCTGATTGTTTAGAAAGAACTGGTGCCGCTGCAGCAGCTGGGGCTGGGGCTGAGGCTGAGACGCGAGGAGCTGCTCCTCTTGATGCAGTCTTTGCCGCAGCAAGTCTTTCAGCTAATGTTTTCACAGTTTTATTCGCATTTTTAACACGAGGTGCATACTGGTTAGGAGACATCGTAACCATAGCATTATATGTAGTTGCATTCATTCCAGAAGATTCATATGTATATGCAGGAATTTGTGCCACAGGTGCAATACCAATCGATGGATCATGAATGAGCCCCTTTTGATAGACTAACACATATGCATTTTGCATAGAAAAGTTATAATCACCAACAGGTGATTCAAATACAGTCATATCACCAGAAAATCCTCTTACTTCTGTCACTACACTATCATTAAATGTCTTCCATATATTTGTAGCAGGGTTACTGCACCATGCATAAACATAATGGCCGCCACCCATGCCCCCACTTTGAAAAACAATTCCTTGTATACCAAAATTTTGCGAAGCACCATTCACTTGTAAAGTGATATTTTTTTCAATTGACACAGTATGAGTATCTTTTCTAAATGTGCTTGTTCCTGTTTTAATCCAGCGCTTAAAATCAAAAATTACATACTCTCCAGTTTTCATAAAATCTCTTGTTTTATATTGATGTTTCACATACGCAGGGACAATACTAGAATTTTTATTTTTTGTTTGTCTGAGAAGATTATCTCCCAATAATTTTTCAGGAAATCCATATTCTTTATTTATTCCATCTTGTAATGATTCAATGCGGACACCCTCTCTAGTGATAGGAATATCAATCAGTAATTGAGGAACAATAAAAAGTCTTTTTTCTTCTTTTCCTTTTTGTTCTATTGACTTGTCCCTCAAAATAATTGTTTCACGAATAGTATTTAGAATTGAACGATATGCTGTTTGAACTTCCTCTTTTATAGATGACCCTAGTGATGGAGATATACAGAAATTTATAAATTCACTGATGTCTTCCTGTGTTGAATAGGGGGTAGTAGATCCTAAACAGAAGAGGGGTTCTATTTCGGCTCTTATATCAACGGGTGATTCTCCAGCTAACATTGCATTAAAAATCCTGCTTAATGAAACAATCCTATTCTTCAAATTATTTTTATTATTGGTATTATTGGTATTATTGGTATTATTAAAACTGCTAATACTTACAATTCCCTCATAAAAAGGATCAATATGATATAACATTTGCATGGCAGAATTTATATAACAAGTTGCCCCGCAGTTTACGAGGCCAACGTCTTGTCTTCTTGCCATCTACCATCTATATTTATTTTTAAGGAAGCTAAAGCATCCTTAAAATAAAGTCACGACGTTATTCTAAAGGAAAGATTTCATCCTCCCAAACCATCTCCAAATGAGCCCACCTTTCCATGCCAAACAGTTTCTGAACAGCGGCCATGCGCCTCTCTAGAGGGCCTCCTTGCAATTTCCGCGATTCAAACTTCCAATGCCATTCAAAACTCAGACATTCAATCTTGTCCCGGAAACCAACTACGTGACACATTCGTCTCCAAACGGGTCCTCGGCTTGTTGTTCTCTTTGCTCCACCAGAAATTTCCCCATTATGTTGTCTAAGCCTACGGTCCACATTCACTGTGGCGCCTACATAGGTCTGGTAGGGAGGATCAATGGTCCGAAGAAGATAAGAGGACCAGGTGGCCATCTCTCTTTTTAATAGATATATACCTATAGATGGTATTGTTATCTTTTTAAGAAAGCAGGGCTTTCTTAAAAAGATACATACCTATAGATGGACTCTGGCCCTAAACCCCTCCCCAATATTTCCGAATTCAAAGAACTTGGACACATTCCGTATTTTCTAGCCGCCACTCTTCTCGTTGAGGTTGTTCTTATTTTCCTTACCCGCTATTTCCCCGAAAAAGTGGGTGGAGACTCCCTAAACGAGTGGTATGATCAATTTGGCCTCGAAGCTGTGATTGCAGATATATTTATTATCGTGATCGGATTGCTACTTTCACAGTATGTATATACTGCATATGTTGCCCCTACTTACGGCTGGAACCCTCTTCTCTTCGTAGCTGTTCTTGTCGGTATCCAGCTGATTCATGATCTCATCTTCTATTATGGAGTTATCAAGCCCATACCGCAGGGACTTAATAATATGATGGATCTTTTTAAGAAATATGCGGCTGAACATGGCAGCTTGATCTTGCTTGGAGATGCAGCTCTTGTAATCGGTTCCGCAGGTGCCACCTTTGCGCTCGAGTCAATACCCCCGTTTGCCGCGGCTGCTATGGCCGTCTTATCAATGTATACGCTTCCTTACATCTTAAATACAAAGGCGCAGGTGCTTGTATCTGTTCCTTCAAAGGAGAAGAAAGAGGAGGTGAAAAAGGAGGAGCCGCCAGCCAGGCAGGCTACGCCCTGGGATATGCTGAAGCCGCAGGTGCAGAGCCACAACCCTGTTCAAGCGGAAAGAAAGAGCCAGTGGCTTTCTGAACAGAGTGGAAGTCATGATCAGGTATTCAGCCCGTATTCACTCCTTTAAAGTCGTTGCCAGTAAAATTGAGGGATCAGATGAAATTAAAAGACATCATGCTGGGAAAGGTCTCCTCTTCTCTTGGCCTATATAGTTTTATAACTGCTCTAGGCGTTGGCCTGATCGCGTGGACAACCACCCATATCTATGTTTGTTTCTGTGCACCCCAAGGTCTCTGGGGATTTATTCAGAGCCTTGTCGTCATGGATAGCACATTCTGTCAGATACTCATGGCAGTTATTCACCACTCGCAGAGCCTTTATGGTGCGATGATGATAGCGTTTCTCTTCTCTATCATTGGCGCAATTGGAAAGGGTGTTTCTCTTCTTACAGGGGAGCCTGAAGCTGCGGTGCCGACTGTGATTCAGTCGCGGGGGATTCGTAAGATTCAATAATTACCGTTTTCGGATACAGATCCATATCATTTACCAGGGCTTGAAAGAGTGAGGCACCTCCCTCCTTTTTTACATATTCATTGAAGGCGCGTGTATCTTTTGGAAGACAGGCACCTGCCGGTCCTCTGAGCCCCTCGGAGCATTTCAGATAAGCCGTATCAATGGAAAGGGATTCGAGCATTGCGCCATAGTCTACTCCCTTCTTTTTACAGAGTTCATAGAATCCATTTGCAAAAAGTATTTTATTTGTATTGTATACATTCTGAAAATACTTTGCCATTTCTGCGGCCGTTGGTTCTAGGCGCTTGCACACAGGGTGTAGCCTAGACATTATTTCAAAGACTTCATCATCCACTGTGCCAACTATGCAAAAGGGACTCGCCTTGAAATCTTGATAGGCGCTTCTCTCTTTGAGAAATTCAGGTGAAAAGCAGATTCGCGGATTGTTGTATTTCTTTATAAGGCCAATTGTCGTTTCAGGAATGACTGTGCTTTTAATACAGATGATCCCTTTGTATTTATATGTATGCAGTTGCTCCATGACCGTATTTACAATGGAAAGATCACATTCGCCACTCGGCCCAGAATTGGTCGGAACCGCGATAAAGACAATCTCTGTGTCCAAGATATCTGCGAACTGTGAACCTGGAATTTTCGGATCATAAAAGATGGTTTCGTGCTTTTCAGAAAAGACATCGCGCATTGCGCTTCCAACGACGCCTAGGCCTATGAAGCCAATCTTCATACTGTTAATAACCAAGGTATATCTGCAAGATCATAGAACGCAACCTTTGAAGTGGAGTTGTCTGTGCTATAGGAAACGATGGCCTGCTCAGACTCGATGATCAGCCCGTAGGAGAACTCGCGTGTCTTTTCAAAAAGGAACGGCGCAGATAATTTTACCAACTTCATCTTGGAATCAAAGACAACAAAGAAATGTTTGTAACTCTTATTTTCATTGGAATGAACTGTGAACCAATACTGATCCTTGTATTTGGCGGCACAGGAGGATCCTCGTATACCTTCAAAGGGGCTCGGCATTTCCCTTTTCTCAATAAGAACTAAGTGTTTTTTTGCATAATCTATCTTGCAAAGTGTAAGAGGAAACCATTCGTAGACGACCCGCAGCTCGCCATCCTGTTCGTAGAAGGCCCAGTTTTTCTCTATCAGTTTTTCCTTTCCAAAGGTGACTCGTATTTTATTCATTGAGAAGTTTCCATTGAAAACATCTGAGACAAGTGTAAATTTACTCCAGCGCCTATGGACGCCAATGTAATAGAGTTTATCTTGAAATTGGAATAGCCTCATATCTTCGTATCCATGGGGTCCATTTATGGTAAATACATAAGATAGAATATCGGTTTTTTTAATAGTAAAGGCATTGTCCAGTTCCATCAGTTGATTTACCGATTTATCAAAGTCGCCATTATTGCAGCGATTCAACATAAGAAAACCATCTCCTTTTCGGATAATACATGGAGTGCTGGATCTGAATGGATAGCCAAAATAGGAGAATTTGTTGGAAAGATCTATTGTCTTTTTTGCGGGGAGCATCCTTAACGTGATAACTAATAAATAAGGAAGCTCTTAAGCTTCCTTATTTATTAGTTCTATCACTAAATTAGTCGTAGGACATTTATTTTAAGGAAGCTAAAGCTTCCTTAAAATAAACTCACGACGTTACTGATTCTTTCTCTTATTTTGATATTTAATTAGTAGTTTATTAAACTCAATATCTTTTTCACATTTATTCCAGCACACTGCTAGCTCTTTGACATCCTTATCAAACCCCTCTACTATACCGTGCACACTTTCATACACTTTAATAAACTCATTGGGCTTATTATTTTCAAGATATTCAAAGAGTTCTTTTCTTGGGATACGTTGTCTTTCATTTTTGTTTGTTAATACTATACTATTAGCATCTGATCTTAATGCAGTTTTAATTATAGATAAACAATCACTTTCTCTCAATGATGGATTAAGAAGTTTTTCCATTTTTTCTATAAATAAGATAGACCTCTGATCTTTCTTACATAGTTGAATATATTCTACTATTTTTTTATTCTTATACAATTCAAGAATCTTTCTAGGGCGAATATAACTACCCTTCTCTTCTGTTGCTGAACCATCTTTTATTTCATTTGTAAAGCTGTGTAAATAAATCTTACAAATATGATTTAAGAAATCATCTCTTTCTAAATCACTTTTCATAAAATTACATGTAGAGCAAGAAGGAACAACATTATTAATTATATAACCTCTTTCTGAATCAATGCGATCTATACCAATAACCTTTAGTTCATCATATTCATCACAATAATGACAGTGTGAATTTACAAGTGTATTAAACTGTTCTAAATTTAAATCAAAGAATAGATTCTTTCTAGTTGCGCTTCTTATATATTCATCAAAATGGGTGATAATATTTGCCTTTTTTTCTTTATTATAATCTCTTTCTGCTCGTTCTCTTTTCTCTTCTGTTTCTCTGAGTTTAACATAACACTCTTTACATCTCTTTACTATATCATTACGAAATCCTTCGGTTATCTCGATCATTATTTTACCACATCCCAAACACATATCAGGTGTAAGTTGACGCATTTGGTATTCTTTTTGATCGGCACTCCTTATTTTTTCAAGGCACTCTTCACATTTTAGTTTCTCATCTTTAGTTTCATTTTTGCAACTTCTCTTTCCATCATCACATATACGTATTCCCTCTTCAGCAGCTCTTTCCAATAATATATTTCTTTCACTATGCTTCCCACAATATTTCCCAGATGATGCAATCTTATCACACTGTTTACCCTTATTGTCATGTTGCTGAATAATAGCAATACATATAGTTGCTTTCTTCTTTTTCTCTTCTTTCTTTTCTATACAGGCAGCACAATATATTTCTACAGATCCTTCATCTAATAGTGATAAACAACGATGGGTTGAACACTTCTTCTTGTTATCATTCTTAGCAATAGTAAGAAGAGCTTGTTTCTGATGTTTACCACAAAATCCATTTTCTGAGATAGGCCTCCAACAGCGCTGTCCCTTTTTCTCTCCCTGCTCCATAAGAGCATTACAAGTTTCCATATTTCTTTTCTTACTAGAAAGGGAATATGTTTTTTTCAATTTTAATCTACTCCGTTTCGCCGGGAAATTACTAATTGTAATATCCAAGTTACTAATTGGAATACGCAAGGCCTCCCATTCCGCTCATCACGCGGAGAACGTTGTAGTTCGTCGCATAGATGTAGACCGTTGAGGACGTCGTCGTGCCAACCGCGTTGTTTGAGACCACCAGCAGGAGCGTGGTGTTATCAATGCGCGATAAGTTGCACGTGCCTGAGGGCTGGTGCTGCTCCGGCTGTAAAGCGAAGGAGTAGACGTTGATGCCGACGGCAGGGATGTTGGTGTGGTGCTGGTAGGGCTGGACCTCGTTGAAGTAGCGGCCCTCGCGCACCTGGAACCGATCGTGGCCGTTGAGCTGGAGCAGGGCCGTGATGCACGGGTTCTTGCCCGCCATGCCCTCGAAGCGCGTGACGGAGTAGCCAGACTCCAGCACGGACCGGTCCCACCAGTCGCTGAAGTTGAACGGCTGGGCACCCTTCCACGGGTTAGTGACTGTCTCGTCGCAGCTGACGAAGGAGTCGCGCTGCACAACCCACACGAGCTCCTTGCACGGGTGGTTGAAGTTGAGCTTCAGCTTGTTGGAGCTGGACGTGATGGACTCGCCGCCCGTGAACTGGAGCGTCTCGATCAGGTACTCGTGGGAGACCTGGGCGAACTTGCGGCGCTCATCCGTGTCGAGGTAGATGTAGTCGACGTAGAGGGAGGCGGCCGTGAGGTTCGCGTTGTTGACGCGCGTGCGAACGGCGTGGGAGTCGCCACTCACCTGCGGCGTGATGTCCCAGCAGAGGTTGCGGATCTCGTTGAACTCGAGGTTGATGCGAACCTCGTGATACTGGAGCGCGATCAGCGGGAGCGCCAGGCCAGGGTTGCGGTTGAACCAGAACTGAAGCGGGATGTAGAGCGTGTAGTCAGGCGCGCAGTTGAGCACCTCAGGGGAGGCGTTCGGCTCGCCGCCCGCGCAGTCATCGTCGCAGCCCTCACCGCCCTGCACGAGGAGGTTCGTCAGCTGCGGCACGTTGCCCACCATCTTGGCGTAGCCGGCCTGCTTGCCAGCCTCCTGCGTGAGCTCATTCCAGATGTGGAGCCACTGGCCATAGTGCTTATCGATGCGCTGGCCGCCGATCTCGAGCTCGACGGACTTGACGAGGTTGTGACCAACCCAGTTGAGCCAGCGGAACTGCGCGCCAGAGCCGTCGCTGGCCTGGAGAGACACCTTCGGCAGCGTGGCCTGGAGGTAGATGCGGTGGATCAGATCGCCGTTGCGCTGGATCGTGCACGTAACGCGCTTGCCGAAGCCAGGCGAGCCGTTGAACGGGTTCTCGATGGACTCCATCGCGAAGTTGGTGTGGCGACGGTAGACGACCTTAAAGAAGGTGATCTGCGGGTTGCCCGTGAGGTAAACGTCCTGCGCGCCATAAGCTACAAGTTGCATAAGTCCGCCTCCGGTCATGATGTATATACCTCATGAAAAGAAAAAATTTTGGGAAAGTGCCGGAATGGCGGGAAAAGGAAACTTTTGAACTGCGGTTAAAATTCAAACTTCAGAGGGTAGCCGGGATCACCGGGATCCGTGGAAAGATGAGCGTTTCTAATTTTTTCTGTTTTCCATTGTAAATCCATATTTCATACTTATATCCATTTTGTATCGTAGCTGTAGCCTTTTCCTCAATATTTGCTCTATGTAGCTGTATAGTCCATTCTGATTTTACCTCTATGATCTTATTTTCAGATTTTATATAGAAGTCAGGAAAGTATACATGTTTAGTGTCATCAATATAGTAAATTACCGTTGGAACAAGAGCTCTTCCGATCTTAATATCCTCTTCATCATAGAGCTTTACAAGCTCATCCAAAGCTAAATTTTCATACCCCTGTATTTTAACAAGATTTCCACTTGGCATCATGTAGTTTTTATAAGCAAATGATGATTTCTCTGATTTAGCCTGGACTTCAACATTCTGATTTGGATGACCTCCATATTTTTCAAGACATGTTTCTTTCCATTTTTTCTGAACCTCTTCTGTTTTTTTTGGATGCATACCATATTTTTTAATATTACTATCATTGATCTTCTTCTTTATTTCTGGAACTTGTCCAGCATTTACAAGGCCATATTTCTCCAAACATGTATTTTCATATTTTTGAGCTTTTCTTCTCAAACTACAGGCCTCGCAATAAGGATATTTATAAAGATTGAGCATCTCAAACTTCTTTTCTGTCTCAGCACCACATGAGCACCGAAATTTAATTCTCATCCGCTGATTATAACTTTCATACGATTCTAATAGAGTTGCATTGCCATCCTTTAGAATTGTATCCAATAATTCCTTTGTATATTTCATACTCCCTTAATGAATAATAACATTATTCAATTTTCACTTCAAAAGAACATGCAGCGCCATTTCCTGCTCATTCAGATCTTTCCAGTAAAATGACTTCACTTTGCTATGATTTAAGAGAAATGCCTCAATATCACCTTTACAGTATTTATTATGAAATAGGTCTTTATAATCGTCAGTGCCCAGTATAATAACTTCCTTCTTTTCATCAGGTTTAATGAAAAAAATGTGGCACGCCTCCTTCTTGCCTACACGAATCATTTCATTAAGAACAAGGCCAAAAGAGGGTTGATGTTCAAATGTGTGTCTTGAAAAGCAGATATCGAAACTACTATCTGCAATGGCTGGCATATGACGAATATCACTTTTTATCATTGAAATATTGCGTTTCGTATTCAGATCGATAAAAAAGTCACAACTGTCAACGCCGACATACTGGATATCTTTATTCAGCTTCATTAAGCTTGAATAGAAGGTTGCGTCTCCGCAACCAACATCAACAACACTTGTGTAAGCGCGGGAAATACAGTGTTGTGCAGAATATTTCTTTGACTCTGCCTCATCATCTCCAACCCACCATTTAAATGTATCATATTGTTTTGCGGCATTCTTATTCCACCAGACTTGCTCTTCCATCTCTTTTTTATTAACCGGTAGTTCTTTATGAAACAACGAACGCACATTATCGTTGCTTAAACAGGAGAATGGTGAAAAGATAGCAACATGTCTACTGAAGATGCATTCTTCAAAATAAGACCAACCAAGAGAAGTAATCCTGAGGCGAGAACTACTCTTGATACTGTGCACCAGGTGCAACTGAATGCCATGTTAGAACGGAATAAGCAGGTGGGCGAACTTGAAGAAGAGGCAAAGACATTAGAAAACACACTTTCTGCATTAGCAGACGATGTTCAATATGAAGTGATTGATCAGCAAATTAAGGCATTGAATAAAGAAATTGAGAAGAGAAAGGGGGGAAATGAGGTCTATGACTATTTTCTAAATACTGGTGAACTTCTATATCAGTATTATGATGTGCAAGAAAGAATTAACAGAGGCGCAGAAGGTATGTCAAGAGTATTTACATATAAGGCCGGTTCTGGAGATGTAATGAGTTCTCTTCAAAGTGCTTCAGGAACAGCAGTGGCCCCGCAACCTCAAGGCGAGACGCTTCGTAGAGATAAACTTCTGGAGATTTATCTTCAAAAAGTGGATCCTGAACACGCGCGCTCAAATACCGAAGTTCTGAATGATCCTTATGGAACATGTGAAGAGTGCGATACTGAGATGATCTTTTCGCAGAATGAGGCCCTTTTCACTTGTCCTAAATGCGGATATCAGGAGTTTGTCTTGATTGATTCAGATAAGCCGAGTTATAAGGACCCGCCGCGTGAAGTGAGCTACTATGCATATAAGCGTATTAACCATTTCAATGAATGGTTGGCCCAGTTTCAGGCAAAGGAGAGCACTGAAATTCCTGCAGTTGTCTATGATGAAATTCTGGAGGAGCTCAAAAAGGAGCGTATTTCTAATTATGGATCTCTGAAACCTACGAAGATCAAGGAGATTCTTCGTAAACTTCATTACAATAAATATTATGAGCACGTTCCTCATATTCTGAACAGGCTCAATGGTGAAACGGCACCTGTGATGTCTCGTGAGATTGAAGAGAAGTTGCGGTATATGTTCAAGGAGATCCAGCCCTCTTTCCAGACTCACTGTCCAAAGGGGCGGAGCAATTTTCTCTCGTATTCGTATGTATTGTATAAGTTTTGCGAGCTTCTGGAGCTCGATGAGTATCTACCTTGTTTTCCTCTTTTGAAGAACCGTGATAAGCTGTATGTGCAGGATAAGATCTGGAAGCTGATTTGTCAGGATCTGGCATGGCAGTATATTCGGTCAATTTAATAACGGTGAGACTTAGACCCGTGCTCATTTTAAATTGCCGTTTAAACATCAATTGCCGTTTAAACATCAATTGCCGTTTAAACATCAATCACCATATAGATTATAAAATGGTTGATGTTTCCAGTGATGGGCGATTTATGAAGACAAGTTTCCTTGAGAAATCAAACTCTAAAGAAAAGATATTTAGAGCAAAAGACTTATTTAATCTACCTGCTAATATTGATTGGTATTGGCATGAAATTACGCTTTTATCTTATGGAGATGATGAATATACACAACTAAAGCAATATACAGATATTGAAGCAGACCCAAATCATTATCCTTATTGGCAAAATAAGAACGGGACTGATATACTGAAAAAATTATATTTTTATTTAGTGACACCGACTTCAGACTATCTTATACAGATATAATCTGCTTTCCACCCTTTCCATCATATATCCAGAGTTCAAAGCAATATCCCTTTTCCTTACATGTTTTTGCTTTCGCCATAGTAATATCATTTTTTTTATTGAATGTCCAAGTAGATTTTACTTCAATAATCCTGTTTTCATGCGGTATAAAGATATCTGGGAAATAGAAGTGTTTCTTTTCTTCCATCATATATTCTACACGAGGAACATCATTGCGATCTGTTTTTAACTGCTCTTCTGTATAACTTTTTACAAGTTCATCAAGAGCAAATGGTTCATATCCTTGAACCTTTTTAATAATACCACTTGGCATTTTATATTCTTTGAACTTCTTTGAATTTCGTTCTGTTTTTGCTTGTATTTCAAGGTTCTGCGCAGGATGTTCTACGCCATATTTTGCAAGAAATGTTTCCTTTCTTTTATCACGAAGTTCTCCTGCTTGAAAGTTATGTTCTACACCATACCTAATCATCATTGTATTCTTTATTTTATCTTGAACTTCTTTATTATTTAGGGAACATTCTGAACCATACCTTTCAAGATTAGTCTTTGCGATTTTATCCCTTACTTCAGCATTTTGTGATGTATTTTCAACACCGTATTTTATAAGATTTGTTTTTTTTGTTTTTTCTCTGACATCTTTATTCTGTGTTGGATTTTCACATCCATATCGTTCAAGATTAGTTTCCTTGATTTTATCTTTTACAGTCTTGTTCTGAAATGCGTGTTCAGTTCCATATTTTGTAATATTAGTTTGTTTTGTTTTTTCTCTTATATCTTTATTTTGATTAGGATTAGAAACACCATATTTTTCTATAAAAGTATTCTTTGCCTTTTCATTTTGTATTTTACTACAGCATACCTTACATAATGCACCACCCCATTTCAATATACTTCTGAAGGATTTAGTATGTTCATTTCCACATATACATATATAGTTAATTGAAGTATCTATTGATAATTTATCATATGTTCCTTTTAGTGTAGCACTATCTTTTGTTAATACTTCGGATAATAATTTGCTATCATAAACTATCATAGGCTTTTTCTTTTGAGGACAAGATATATTACATATAGCACCACCTTTATCAGAAATATTACTGAATTTTTTTTCGCTTTCACAACCACATTTACATATAAACTTAATGATTGTTCCATATCTCAGTTCATTATATTCACCTATTAATATAGCACCATCACGAGATAAACATTCATCAAGAAGAAATTTATCAAATGTTCTCTTTACTCTTGTTGTTTTCTCGGACATGTTGATTGACCCAATCTACTATAACAAGATAGTTTCAATTTTAACCCTACTCCTTGTATATCTTAGGCTTCTTCTTTTTACTATTATATTTTGGAAATTGGTCACCAGTTTCTATTATTCTTATTTTCTTAATAATTCCTCCTTTTTGTTTTCTTGTTAAATTAATCATTTTTTTATTCTTTCTTGTTTTAAACATGTTAGACAACTTCATCTAATATACCGCGATAACTAACAAAATGACAAATCTTCATTATATTTGCATTCTATAGATTATGAAAGTCAGAATCTATAGAATCACGATGACAGTTTTTTGAAGTTAATAATGGACTAAATAACCGTTAACTCTATGGCGGATCTCTTTCTGGAATCTAGACAGAGAACCGAGTTCGTCTTAAGAAGATTCTTATCTTGAAGCAGTTCAATTATAAAGTGATATAATGGCACTTATAGAAAATATAGTATATTATATAATGCAGTATATAGTAAAAATAAATGGAATTTATGATATACTATGCGGATTATGTATTTTACAGTATATAGATATACCTTATCTTGGAACTATTCATTTGAATATGATAAAGAATAATGAAACTAATTTTATTTTTCAAAGATATTATGCCTATTGGATACTTACATATGGTTATATGCGATTAACAAGATCAAATATAAATTTCATAAAAATGTCCTATTTTATTGAAGCGCTCTGTATAGCGAATGAACTCTATTCTACGAATGATATATATACAGAAAAGGCATTGTTTGTAATCACCGTTTCTTTGTTATTTGGAATAATATCATAGATCCGTATGATAGATGAAAAGCCGAAGAGTAAGATGGCATAGACGCCGTTTCAACAAGACGGCCAGAACCATTCGTGGATGAGGAACTCGCCCCACACACGCGCTTACCCTAAGGGTTGGCACTTACCCCTTATGCGCCTAAGCGCGCATGGGGAAGCCGACGAGGTTGGCACCGATACCGAAGCCAGCGCCCTGGCGAGCCGTAACACCGATGGAGGGGGAGACAACGTCGAGGATGGCGAAGACCGCCGCGGCGACAACCGCGAGCGTCAGGATCTCCTCGACCGGCAGGGACTTCTTCGGGACGAAGATGGCCGCGATGGCGACGAACAGACCCTCGATTAAATACTTGATCGCACGGTTAACGATTTCCATAGTGAAGTCCATTTAACTGTATATTTGGTAGGTAGATTTTTTTCCAAATGCGTGCAAGCGCCGCTTGAGGCCGGCCCTTTGGGTAAGTGCCCAACCGAGGCCGACCCTTAGGGTAGCCTAAACAAATAGAATCAACTAATCTTACAGATGGCAACCCCTGAGCGTGAAGACTTCCTAAACGAGGATCCTGAAATCCCTGGGCAGAAGGTTGTTCTCTTAAGCTTCCTTAGCCCGGAGAAGGTGTTGGCGAAGAAGGACCTCTTTTACTTTGAGTCCTTCCTCAAGCAGTTCGAGTTCAATTTCCGTATCCGGAATCTTGAGGAGTTTCTTGTAAAGACAATGGGCACCATTAATAAGAAGCTTGATGATCAGGCCATTGAGTTTGATAAGCAGGATCTGAGCGGCTGCGCTGATCTCTGCCGTTCCAGCAAGCTCCGTGTTGACACGACTATGGAGTCTCTGCAGGAGTTCGTCAGGGGCAACCTTAAGGAGATGAAGGAGACGAAGCTCAAGGACAACTTTGATGACTATGTCTATGCAAACAAGACAAAGCTCGAGGAGGAGTTCTTTGCTCTTAATAATTTCCAGACGAGCGTTCGGGGACTCAAGGTCCGTGGCGTCTATGGTTCCCAGGCTGAGGCGGAGGCGCGCTCTAAGAAGCTGCAGCGTGTTGACCAGATCCACAACATCTTTCTTGGTGAGATCGGCAAGTGGCTGCCATGGGACCCTGCGCCGTCCGATGTGGCGAACCAGGAGTATGCCGAGGAGCAGCTTAATACGCTCATGAAGAAGTATAAGGAGAACGAGGAGGCGCGTGAGGAGTTTATGAAGGAGAACCGGAACAGGCACAAGACGGAGAAGGGAAATGTGACGGTTTCTAATGCAGCTGCTCCTAGCAACGCGGCTTCTGTAGCAGGAAGCAGTTTCAACGCAATGTTTGACGGCCCTGCCGATCTTGCTATGCAGCGCAAGATGGAGGCTGCGCCTAAGCCCGAATAAAACAGGCCCATCCATTCACACGACCCGTTGTTTCTGAATTGACCAGATTCCAATTAGGGTCTTTTACCAATGTAGAATACAATTCCTTATTTTTATAAGAAAGAATATCATCTAAAAAGAGAACTTTCAAATTCTCCTTTGAGATACTTTCCCAATCAAGAGTGGATCCATATTCACCCCCATCAAGAACAAGCACTTCAGGTGCAAAAGGGCAGGGAATTACTGCAGCATTTTTAAATGTGAATCTTTCTTCATCATAATATCTGCAAAAATGATCAGATCTACGAATTTCTGGTGAAAAGGTTGCCGGTTCAGGAAATGTCTTTCCAACAGAAAGTCTTCCATGAATAATCTGAAGCTGCAACTTAGCGGCATGTTCAGCCAGATTTAATTCTGCGCATCTACAGAGATACTTGTTTGATTCGTAGGAAACAAGCTTGGCTGTTGAACAGGCCCCATCGCGAAACCCATCTAAAATACAGAGTGTAGTGCCATTTCCATTCCAGGTTCCGATTTCTAGCCACTTTGTAAATTCACCGTATTTTGCGCAACTATATAAGAGTTGACCCATTTTTCCTTCTCTGTTAATCTGACCGGGTAAACCAAGATAGCTTGAATAATAGATTTCATCCTTTCCAAGAATATAGTAATTTTTAGAGCCTTCTATAAGGGTATAGCCTTCAATATAATGTAAATAGCCTTCACTACTTAGTAAATCAGTGGAAGCAATGGCACGTAGAGTTTCCATCTATATGTCATTGATTAGAGGTTGTTATATTTAAACCGCATTTACCGTCTACCGTCCTGGCTTTAAATTAAGAAAGCTCGAAGAGCTTCCTTAAAAATAAGGTATGACGGATTATTAGTCATTTGACATTTAATTTAACGCTTCATAAGTAACATAAGACTTACACCGCTAAGCAGTAGCAAGCCAAAAATAATACCCCCTAATGTTAAATATGATATTCCAAATGGAAGCCCCGAACTATTATCTACAACACAATTACCTTTATCATCAAAGACTCTTCCTTCTGCACACTTAGACTTAAACCCCTCTACACCCATAGAGGTTAGATTGGTAAAGCCTGAAATACTGTTAGGAAAGAGGTATCTAATAAACGGGATCAGAAGAAGGATTAAACCGAAGGAAGTTAACGCAACAAGGAGAGCATTCTTGCGAACCATTCTATTTATCTATACTTAACGGTGAGACTTAAAATAAGGAAGCTCAGAGAGCTTCCTTATTTTAAGTTTATACAATAATAACGTCACGACGTTATTTGTAAGAATCAGGGTCTGTAACCAGGGGGGGCCGTGCCCCTGGGATTGGGCGCCGAGCGAAACGCCAAATATAGACCAATTATAGCGAAAATTGCAACAATTGCGAATCCTATTATATATCCTAGAGTCGCATTATTTACAGCAAAGCCCTCAACCGCCTGGCAGTCACCCTTTTCATTCTTCTTTGTGCCAGGCGGGCAACTGTTCTGAAATCCTTCTACACCCTCATCGTAGTAGTTGTTCGTCGGGGTAGGGTAGATCTTTTTGCAACTGCCATTTTGGCAGAACTCTCCCTCCTGGCATGCAACGCCATAGCAGCTCATGTCTGTGAACCCCATAACACTGCGAGGAAAGAGGTATTTGACTAGCGGGATAAGAAGGAGAATTACAACGAAGGAAGTTAACGCAATGAGAAGAGTATTCTTGCGGGCCATCTACTATTAACCTCTATTCTTCTTCAGCCTTTGGGAAGCAAATTCCCTTCACACCTGTTTCATCAGGATGGCATTTAGCCGCATCACCGCACGCATTTTCAATCTGAGGATTACAATCCATGTCTACAAATGAGCTCGTTGTAAACATAAAATAGATGGCAATAAGTGCGAGAATAGCACCTATGACATATAAATAAACCATGCTATACCCCTGTAATTTTATTTTTACTAAGGAAGAACCGGGAGATCCGATACCGGTAGTCTAGGCGGCGCCGTTCCTCTGCAATATCCATTTACACAGGATAAGGGGTGGTTGCAAGGGGGTAAATCCACCCCACACTGTGCCTGTTCAGTGCCCTGAAACGGCTCAATATACTTGGAAATGCGGAGCATGCGATCCGCCACTAAAAGGGCAAAGGCAACGGCTGCAATAATTAAAAGTCCATAGATTGAATTGTCCATCTATTAACGTCGTGTCTTTATTTTTTAAATAAATGTCCAAACACTAATAATCCGTCACGACATTATTAAACTTTGCGAACTTGTATGGCCGGTCCCTTTAGTTTGCGAGCAGCACTTGGATCATATTCATTACCCCCCTGTTTCTCACGCATATGAGCGGCAGAATGAGCCCAGAACTCGGGTGCACCAATGCGGAAATCCCCGTGGAATTCGGCCTTATACCAATAAATAATATCCTCTAGTTTGTTGCTCTGGCTTGTATTGTCAAGCACAAGACACTCAAAATTCTGTGTGCATTGATCCATGATCTGGCAGAAAAACTCAAAGGAGGGAAAGGCAGATCCGTAATTGTCAAAGATGCGCTTACGATTACTCAAGTAAGGTTCTCTTAAAATAAAGACATAGTCAACGTTCGTGCGCAGAGCTGGCTGGATACCCAGTGGGTATTGCATAGTAATCAAGAAGAACACCTTGAGCCAGCGGCCGTTCATGAAAAGGTAGCGAATATTCTTGTCGTGTGTCCAGCTGTCATCATACATACAGTCATCTAAAATCATGAGAGAACGAGGATCATATCGCGACTTCATCTGACCTGCCGCCTGTTCTTCCATTATTTTCGCCATAATCATTTTTTGCCGTTTCACGAAGTTGGACAAAATCAAAGGATTATACTCGCCGTGAATGAAAAGAGGTGGAATCATCTTTGAATAGAAAGAGTTTGATTCCTCCGTTCCTGAAATTACAGTTCCAAGAGGCATATCCTGGTGATTATAGAGCAGATCACGAACAAGTGTTGATTTACCTGTGCGTCTGCGACCTATGAAAACACATACGGCATCCTGCTGAATTTTCTTCATATCAAACTTTTTCAGACTAACATCCATTGCGGAGGTCATTGCTAATATACTGACTAACTAATTTTTATTATGCGCTTTTACTTGCCGCAATGATTCTTGATGAGAAAAAGATGGATAAACTCCGGGGGATGCAACTCCCTGCGCCGCGATTCCTTTTAGATCCGCTGTCTGAAGATTTACAAAACGTAAAGGGCTACAAGAATCTTCAGACTTTCTTCCCAGCCATGACGAAAGTGTTCAAAATCAATAAGTTTCAGTCCGATCAGGCTCGCCTGGATACGCCCTGGCAGATTTTGTCTGTTGATTGTTCTGGAAACCAGGGATTTTGTCACGTGATTCTGAAGGAGGGTGATGTAATAACAAGAAAACCGGCCTATCTGAAAGTGACCCATCTTCTGGATCCTGTTCGCTGGATGAAGGGGGGGTATAGTTTACCCAAGGAGTCAGGCCTCCCTTGGCATTCAAAGACCTGGACCGCCGCCTGGCACAAGATTCAGGACCCCTGGAATCAGGCCTATGTTGAAGTGATGGCAACCTACGCCCTTTCCAAGCTGCGCATTCAGGGTGTATCTCCCCATTTTAATTACTTTTATGGCTCTTTCTGTGCAAAGGCCGATATGTATCGTTACAATATTAATGATGACTTCTCCAGTTTTCGGAATACACGCTGGTTCTGGAAGGGTTCAGATAGAGGCCTCTATACTCTGACTGTTCTCAAAAATGGATCGGCAGAGGATGTGCCCGAGGAGGTAAAGAATGATCTCTTAACAAAGCCTGAATATGATGAGAATGAAGATGACGATAAAAGCTCTCTCGATTCAATTGACTATAAAGAAGGAGATGAAGAGGGCAGCCTCCACTCAGCCTCTCTAGAAAGCATGAGCTTCGCTGAAGAAGATGAAGAAGACGAAGAAGAGGAGGATGAGCAGTATGCTGTATATGCCAGTATACCTAACTTTCCTGTTATGCTTATCTTTACTGAGCCCAATGAAGACACGATGGATTCTCTCTTAAACCCAGATAAGCATAGCGTGAAGCCTGGATCACCTGAGTGGGAGATCATGTGGTCAGCGTGGATCTTCCAGGTGATCGCGGCCGAATGTGTAATGCAAAAAGTGTTTGGAATGACACATAATGATCTTCACACAAACAACATTGTCTGGAGCAAGACGGATCTAGAATATTTGTATTACAAGGATGCGGCTGGTGTTCACTGGAAGGTGCCGACTTATGGAAAGATCTTCAGGCTGATTGATTTCGGTCGGAGTATCTTTTCTATTAATAATACCATGCTGGTGAGCGATGACTTCCGCGCTGGAAACGATGCTGACGGTCAGTATTCATTTCCTCCTCTTCACCCTAAGCCGCGCGAGATTGTTCCGCCGAACCCATCGTTTGACTTGTCTCGTCTTTCCGTGAGTCTATTTGAGAGTCTATTCCCCGTGAAGCCCGAGGATAGTGAGAGTAGGGCCATTTTATCCGAGGAGGAGGGGCTTATCGTGCGCGAGTCCGTCTCTTCTCTATATAATGTCCTGTGGTCGTGGATGGTGGATGATGATGATCGAAATATTCTTGTGACGGCAGATGGAGATGAGCGTTTCCCCGATTTTGATCTGTATAAGCATATCGCGGCAAAGGTTCACAATGCGGTGCCTTCTGCTCAGGTATACAAGGCGCCCTTTTCGCAGTTCCAGACAAAGGAGGCTGTGGAAAAGGCGTATTCATTGTTTATATAAATAACGTCGTGACTGTTGCCATATACGTCGTAGGACATTTTAGTTAAGCAAGCTAAAGCTTCCTTAACTAAAAGTCACGACGTTAAAACCTCGGAAGTCCAACTTGGATTTCCATCTCGTTTGCAACCTCTGCTCCACCACTCATGATAGATTCCATACCTGTCTTCACAGAGGTGACTGACGGCAGTAGAGAAGTTAGGAACTGCATAGAGTCGGGTAGCAGCTGAAGAATCATTAAGACGAGCACACAGCCAATGATAAAGTCGCGCATAAGCGACTTTACTGTCGGCTTCGTCTTCTCCACAAAGTAGGTGCTCGCGGCACCTACACTCGCAATCGCTACGCCGCCGAGGGCAATTCCAGCCGCCATCGTTGAGGAGGGGGTTGACATGTTCTGGGGCTCAGGAGGAAAAAAACAGGAGGTTGTTTCCCGCTTCGAGAAATCAGAGTTCCTCATAATCATGTTCGTTTGAGAGTCCCTCGGGTGCATCACCTGTGAATTGCAACATCTCATCTGAAGGCTCGTAATTATCAATCGTATCCACCTCCTCTAGATTATTTCTCTCGGGATCATCAGGGTGAAAGACAGAATTTATGTTTGTGAATCGGAAACTCGGCTCCGTATCAACAACGATTGTTTGCTGTGCTTGCTGCTCTGCAGGAGCAGCAGCAGGAGCAGGAGCAGGAGCAGGAGCAGGAGTAGGAGCAGGTGCAGGAGCAATAACTACAGGTTCGGCAGCGGGTGTTGGTGTAGGTTCAGGAGCGGGTGCTGGTGCAGGGGTGGGTGCAGGTTCAAGGGCAGCACCTGATACGTCAATTACAGGGGCTGAACCTGATACATCAACTACAGGCTCTGGTGCGGGAACAGGAGTAGGGACCGTTACAGCCTCTGCTGCGACAGCGGCAGCAGCCGGGGCCTCCACCTCATCCTCTCCATCGTCATGGAGATACTCGCGCAGAATGTTCTTTACAGGCAACATACTGCGAATAGACTGTAGGACTGCCTCGTTCAGAAGTCCTTCTACCGTATTCAGGTTCTTCTGGCGATCAATTGGCGTCCCCGTAGGTGTAAAAAGATAGACATTTGACCAGAGAATTCGGCCTGAATCAGACATCGTGCGATGGAGAAAGTGATCCAGCTTCGGAATCGTGATCTGAAGCTTCTTATTCTGCTTTGAACTTAGACGAATGGCAGAAAGAACCTTTGTGTGCGCAATAAAGACAGCCGTCAAAAGCTCCTCCAGATAATCACACTTTGTAAGTGTAAGAATACGGCCTGTTTCGCGCTGAACCTTGTCTGCATTCCAGTCGGGGATTTCTTTGAGCAGATTCTGGAAACTCCAGAGCAGTTTCTTAGGATCTGCATCTTTTGTCTTTGCATCTTCAACAAGTTCTAAGAAATACTCTTGAAGGGCTGGCACAATGAACTGGGAGAGCTGTCGTGTATACTCTCCCTTGGCCTCCGCATACACGCCGATATTTTCATTCATATCCATTTCTCCTTTTAGACTCGTTCCTTTTGTGAGTCCTTTTCACGCGCATGTAAGAAAACAGCCAGTTGCGCCCAAGGAGAGGAACCACTTCCTACCGCCGCAAGACAACGTTGAAGAAGAGGATTTGTCCAGCCCTCGGCATTTGTGTAGGCCTCAAAGACTGAAAATGGATCCACGCCCTCTCTGCGGAGTCTGGGAATATCGTGGGCAGCGATTGCAGTAGCAACCTGGGGCTTCAAAAGACAAAGTCTCTTGGCTAATTCAGTATTCTTCACTTTTCTAAACGATTCCTTGGACTTCATATTCACAACAGTGCATCGGCTCAAAATAGGGGGTGAAAGTTTCCAAGGTTCACGCACTTCCAGAACACAGGTAATATTCGGTGAAGCCGTCTCCAGAATACGGCGTAGAAATGCCTGTGCTTCCTGTGTCAGATCATCTGCTCCTTCCAGCCATACATACATGGGCTCTCTGGCCCTCACCTGTTGGTGAAGAATCTCACGGCCTTCTCTCAGAGATCGGTCAATCCGAGTGTTCCAGCGGAACAGTTTGGCCTTTTGTAGCTTTGCTTGTGTGCGAATCCATTCGGTTTTGCCTGTTCCAGGCTCTCCACATACAAGTATAGCGCTTTTCACCATTTCTTTTCTTTAGCAAGACAACCTTAGACCTTCTTGCTCTTCTTTGGAGCAGGAGGTACTATAACATTAGGCCCCTTTCTCTTTGGGGTCCTAGTTCTATTATTGCGCCTGCGACTCATCTTTCTTGGTGCATTGGGAGTAGTAATTATACGATGTGCTCTGGTGGGAGTTACTTGTTTTAGAGGTAGATCATTTAGCCTTTTATTTGTTAGATGAGGTGATGTGTAAGTATTTCCTTGCCCATGTTCCATAACATTTTCTAGCAAAGCACTTGTATTAACCTCTTTAATATTTTTAAGATTCCTATTCGTTAATGTATTATTAAGGCTAGGCCCGCCACCAGAATATCCTCTCTTCATTGTATTTCCTTTGAACATACCATTGAGTCCGTATCCAATACGACCCATATATAACTGATTGCGAGTCAGGCCTCTCGCATTCATTGTCAACTTGACAAGGGGCGCATTGCGCTTGCGCCTCTGAGTTGTGCGGTTCTGAGTTTTACGGCTCTGAGTCATTCTATATAAGCGTAGTATATCTTCCCGCAATATAGTTCACTCGTGTATAGCCCATCTCTCTTAGCTTTTCCGTGGCTGCACGAGCCCTCTGTCCAGAGTTGCAATAGGCCAGAATACGCGCATTCTTCTCAGGAATCTGAAGAGGGGCCTGAACGGCTAAATCTGCAGTCTGAATATGGAGAGAACCGGGATAGAAGCCAAGTGTATTACGCTCGAGGTCCGTGCGCACATCCAGAATTACATCATATTCCTTCTTTTGAATCTTGGCCCTTGCATCCTCTGAATTCACGCGGTAGGGCGAATCCATCGCATACTTATACATTGCCACTAAGACAATGCATATCAGGGCAACAGTGGCTGATCCTACTAGAAAAGCAATTGTTGGTCTCTTAGTTACTGCCATCTACATACCCCTTAACATTTCCTGCAGAAGATTCTCATCGTGGATCGCATTTTGCATCAAGCTCTGCTGAAGAGGATTGCGCTCAACCGCCGCCACTACATCGCGCGTGTTGCGCTCCATGCTGATATCCAGATTCAGAGGAACACGATACTTCACCTGACCCAGATCACCGACGCCTGACGGTATGCTGTTTACGCGATTTACCGTATTGGATCTATCATTAATGCTATCAGCATCCAGTTTCTTGTAGGTCACACCATTCTTCTCTCCAGTGAAGACGGCCACATTTCCGTTTCCAGCAATCGGCTTGCGTCCCTTAGCCACCTGTTCCCTATTCGGGTTCGTGCGCATGTTATACGCAGCGTCGTGGCTGGTGAAATCCTTATTCGCAGAAACACCGGGTCCAAAGTGCTCAGACTTGGCGCTGATCTGCGCCTTCTGCGTTGGCCTGGCGATATCGTCGGGGTCATATACCTTGAGTCTGGTCGGTCCATCTGCCGGTGACGCAACACCATAAAATCCCCAATTAATTGTGGTCTCCTTAACTGTCGTGCGCGCAACATCATTAGGGTCCCAGACAGTGACAGCCGGTGCACCACCCGCGTAGCCAACAGGGGTTCCTGTCTGTCGCATATTTCCACTTGTCTCCTCTCTCCTCGTCGGCCTACTGGGATCATCATAGTGAACCGTTACGTTGCCTGTATCAGCCGGCACTAAGTTCAGGCCCATGACGCGCTCACCCGTGGCTGAGCGCTCGTTCGGCCGGATCTCAATGCTTGAACGACCATAGTCAGCTTCGGGCGCATCCACGTCGTTCGTGTAATAGGAAGTTCCGTCTGCGTTACGATAGCCAGCGCCGCCATACTGCTGCGCCATCGGTGTGCGGTAAGAACCAGTCACATAGGATTCGCCGAACTCCGTGGAGGCCCCTGCAGGGATATACTCAACAGACGTCTCAGGGCGTGACTGGTGCTTGAGAACCTGAACAGGGCGCGCCGTCTCCTTCTGCGCATCGGAGGCAAAGGCACCAATGTAGCGCTCACCAGACTCGTCAATGAAGAAGGTATCAGGCTTGTATTTACGAACTTCACCGGCTGACTCAGATGCAGAGCCAACGAAGTGCGCACCAGGCACGACGGGCTTATTATACGTTAGCTTCGGCTTATCGGCTGTGCGCAGATCATCTGTGCGGCGAATATTCTTCATCATGGTCTCATTCACCTCGAACTGCTGGAAACCGCCCTTGCCTGTTGAGCCAAACTTCTCTTCAACACCAGCGGCCACGCGCACAGGCTCAAACGGCTTCTCACCTGCCCTGCTTCTAGGAATGTCAATGTGATCCTTGATATAGTCAGCACTCGGTTCAAGACCGAACGGGTTGCCATACGGCTTATTGGCGGTGTCAAACATTGTCTCAACCTCCCTCTTCGCGATCACAGTGGTTCCCGCTCCTGTGTAGGAGTCAAGGATTCCCGTGTTTGTCTGGGCACCCACATTTTGACGCACTTGTCCACCGAAGAAGGGAGTCATGTTGTTATGAGTAAATTCCTTGGCAGAGACTTTCTGACCCGTTAGAGGGCTTGTGACGAAGTCTCCGCTCACATAGGCGGAATTCTCTTCAACACCAGCAACATTCATTTTGACCTGTGCTGTGGCGGTGTCAATCGGCTGGGGCTGCGGGGCGGATCCATAATCTTGCATGGAATCCTTGGAGGGCGCCGTCGGATTCAGCCGTCCATATGAAAACGCAGTTCCCTGAGGACCGGGATTCACTTCGCTGGGATAACCTGGCGCATACATCAGATCAAGACTCTGCTGTGCTCCTCTTCCAGGGCCAGAAGCAAGCTTATTTTGAAAAGGTTCCTTCTTTTTAACAGAAATAGGCGCAGCCACCTCTTCTGTTGTTGTAGGAGTGCTTAACTTGGTAATTGCATATCCAAGACCAAGGAGTCCTGCTACTGCTAGAGCTTCCATACTAACCTACCGTGATGTGCTAATTTCGCGCAGTGAAAACTGCGCGAAATTAGAAGATTTCCAGTGGTGAAAACTGCGCGAAATTAGAAGATTTCCAGTGGTGAAAACTGCGCGAAATTAGAAGATTTCCAAGGACAAAGCCCGTCTTTAATTATACCCATTCGGTAACCCTATACAATCACCGTGAGTTCTGTATTTAATCCTGTCATTATCTCGGGAAGGAATGAAAAAGTCGAACGGTGTCTCAAAGGTGAGCTGAGGATTGTGCGGCAGAACTTCGAAGCGGTTCCAGCCTGAATCGCGAAGAGTGCAAGGAGGATTCGTCAGACGATTGAAATTCTGAGGAAAGCTCTCATCAGGCGCAGGGCGAAGAGGAACCTTGTTCATCGCGTTCGTGCTCGGCTGATAGGACTGGCTATTTCCACGAACTCTAGAGCCCAGACGATTAATATTTTTCAGATCGGATTCAACATCCGTCTTCCACTGCCCCTCTTTCCAGCTCGCCCCGCTGAATTGAATGCGCGTGGTGGCATCCACAGGAAAGGAGGCGGGGCAATTGATACCGGGAGCATTTACGTAATATTGCATTGAATAGCCTGATATTCTCATATCATCGGCCATGCGAAAGTCATCCATGCGTAAGTGTGTTAGGGCTTGTTGTTTTGCTGCGGGTTGACCTGTAGACATCTAATTACCTAGTTTTTTTGTTTTGCGACCTTTCTTTGTAGAGTGACACTTTAAACTATAGGCCCAAAAAGGTGTCAGCTTTTTATTTGAAGAGGCAGCATTCGGCCTTCTAATTACATTCGCAAGAGACTCACGAGTAAGTCTCTTGTGAATCTTTCTAGTCTTTCTTCTTAACATCCTATTCCCCTCTTAGAACTTTTCAGGGTTCTGGCATGCCTCCTTTCTAAAAGGCTCAGGCGCGAGAGTAGCGGGATAGGCCCACATCTGATAGGTGGGTTGGTGAACCGGCTCTACATTAATCTTAAGAGGCGTCGTGTATTTGGCATTCTTTCTCTCAATCATGCCCTGCTTGACATAAAGGGGCTGGTGCTGTCTGTCATTTCCTCTTGTTGTGGGGCGAGTAATACCCTGTAGGTCGGACTCCAGATCTACACGACTACCTTGAATGCCGGATACTTCGTTTCCACCTACAAGACCGAGAATGTGACGAGCGGCACGAACATGCTGATATGCATAGGCGGCCTGATCATAGCTCTGAGGATTCTCTGCATCCATTCCCGTTTTCATAGCCGGCTTTTCAAAGGCCTCCTGGTAGGATGACATTCTGACTTAACGGTGAGACTTAAAAATAAGGAAGCTCGAAGAGCTTCCTTATTTTTAAGATCCATCACCAAATTAGTCGT